CATTATAGGTGCATCGAAGCTTTTAGCCTATAGAGCTTCCAATGACTTACTCTACTTGTAGAACGCCTCCAATCTCTTCTCAAGTCCCACCTCCTCGTACATTTTGTTCATCTCCTTGAACTCATCTGGCAAATCCTCCTCCTCCTCCTCGGTGAGCGGTTCGTTGTTCTCACATATCAAATCATCCGTTGGCGACAATCCTAGCCTCCATCCCAACAACTCTACTGCCCTGGGCAATGTCATAGTCATTGCAATTCCTACGTCTGCATGACCATGTATGTCACTAACTGCTTTAAGCTTGTAACTGTTCGGTGGTTTGTGTTCGATGAAGAACTTGGCTATGTCTCTTCTGAGCCTTCCTTCTTGGTCTTCGTAACACTCCAACATACGTGCTTTCACTAACTGCACTAGACTCGTTGCCATTGCTGTCTGAAAACCTGGCATTGAGAACTTGGCTTCGGTCATCGGCACTCCCTCTTTTCGGAGCCTCTGTGCCATGAATGATCCTCCTGCAGCTGGATCATAAAAACACGTCAGGAACTTAAAACTTTCCCATTGCTGTTTAACATGCACCTCCACGTCATTACTGTTCACTTCCAACTTATCTCCACTCGGAACCTCCGGTGCGAATCCCCTAATGCACATCACCTTGACTAACTGACGTGTCCTATGCACTCCTACGATTACAACACCGGCATGATCTTTCGATACTCCTAAATCCACCCCACCCAAATAGACCCACCCTTCCTCCGGCTCGAACAGAGGTTCCTTCCTCCGAAAGCATCCTTCAACATCGTCCTCACTCAACGCATCGCCGACTCCGCTTACCCAACGTCCCCTCCACAACCGTTCAAATTCAGTCCCTATCGGATCGCGACGTCTTGCCTCTTCGATGTCCTCCTCCTTAGCCCAGGGGGCGGGACTGCTCCACTTTTGAACACACCACCGATCCGTATGCTTGAATGCATTCTGTCTCCACCTCCAAGCCGGCGTTCCTCGAATCCCTGCATTCGTTGCGATGATCACAACTGACCTTGCCGTTCCATCAGCGTTTTGCATGTGGTCTTCCATTGCCCTCCACTTTGCTACGTGAACCAATTCATTCAAGACTAACAGATCGGGTGTCTCACCATGTTCGGCTCCCTGACTGTCCGTTGCCTCAATATGCGTCCACACTTGCCTTCGCATCTTTTTATTTCTGATCGCTCCTTCGATAATCTCTACGTACTTTTCCAGCCAAGGGTTGTAATACAAAATCTCAACTGCTCGATTTTGGACGATCTTCGCCTGCTTGTGATTTGACGCACATATCTGCACCTTGATCGGCTTGAACGGAAAACACATCAGCCACAATACGCAAGTTGCGATGTCGTGATCTTTTGACGCTTTCTTTGTCCGCTCGATCCAAAACCTTCTGATCGGTGGTTCCGTCCCTGCTTGTATCGCTCTCAACGAATCTTTCAACTTCCTAAATGTCTCCAACTGGAAGTCCTCAATACAATCGTCAAATAGTCTCCTACCCTCTGCGGATGGTATGATCAGTGACCTAGCAAAGAATACCGGATCCTTCCTACCCCTTCGCTCAATCTCCCTCATCGTCGCTTCCGACATTTCCTCTTTCGACACCATACTTCACAAACCTTTACAGACGATCTTTTCCCTGTTTATTCAAACACTTAGATACAACACGTCTAATCGCCTTGTCTTCCGTACTGTATGTACTGCCTTCAGAACAAAAATGAAAATTCAACCCGCCACAGACAGGACACGCCTCGGTATTGTCCATATGATCAATGTGGCCTCATCTAGAGCATAGTCAGCGAATTCACCCATTACTTCTTCTCCTCGATCAACTGGGTTTCTTTCGTGCTTTCTTTCCTTGACTCGACGTGCATAGTTCTGACAGCTTCTTCCCTGGTCCAAAACGGACCTACTCGCTTGTCATCGCCGGTGTGCTTTGTGACTAATACAAAGTAAGCCATGTGACTACTCTCCTACGATTTCGATGTTCTTCTTCAACAAAAGGACAGTATTCTTGACTGCTGTTTGTAACAGATCGTTCGACAGATCAAAATCCCTGACTCGTCCTGCTCTGGCTAATCCGGCAGTGACGCCGTCTACGATATGCTCTAACACATCGATCAAATTGACATCGTCAGGAACTCCGTCCTCCGTTTCCAAATGATGCCTGCTACACACACGATGACTTCTCCACCACTCTTGTCGTTCGAAGCCTGACGAGAAGTCCTTGTAGAACTCATCTATCTCGGTTATCTTGTCTTCGTCATGTCTTGAAGCACACTGTACCAATTTATCGCACAACAGACCGATAACCTTAGCTACGTCTTCCCTGTGTAGAATACTGGCAACGAGTAACTCACTTTTTGTGACTTTCGTATGGTCACACGTCCTCATGTTATAAACAGATAATCGTCTGATTTTTACACTCATATCTTAATCCTCCAAAGCGTTGCGTTCGTTTTCCCTATCACGATTTTCTTCAGCAGCGTCATGATCGGAATACTTTTCTGGATATCGCTCCCGTAGCTTTTTGATATTCTTCCTCATTACATCTTCCATACTGATCTCCAACGTATTACAAGCCAGAGCAATGTACCATAAGACATCGCCTAGCTCTTCGATCACGTTGCATTCATCGAGCGACTGCCGGTAGAACATGAACCGTTTGAACTGATCCATCAGCTCTCCTACTTCACTTGACATGCCTATCAAAGCATGCCACAGACGAACATCGTACTCGCCCATGTTTTCCAATCTACCCAAAACAAAATCCGCCGGTGATTCGGTCCTGGCTGCCAATTTCTGATACTCCCTACTATTCATGTAATTCTCCTTTGTTAAACAGACCTGGACAGCAGCAGGGATGCCCCGGGATAGACCTGGACAGCAGCAGGGATGCCCCGGGATAAGGTAAGCTACTACTGTCCAGGCTGGGGCGTTCTTACTCAACCAATCTCGCATGCTCCGAATCATCCCGTGCCTTCCAATGGCATCGCACACAATACCACTCCTCGTGAAACGCTCGTATGTACGTGAGAGAATTACACCACGGACGTCCGACAGTTCCGTCCTTCATCTATATCCCCACTCCCGCACAAACCCTATCGACCTAGTATCCCCACTCCCGCACAAACCCTATCGACCTAGAGACTTTCTTCGTGCGCTCTCATCCTTCTCTTTGCAATGCTCTTAAGATAGCGGTCCGTTTGCCGATCTGTCATATACATCATAGCTTCCGAATCCAAATCCAACGATCTATGAAACTCGTCTTCTGAGGGCCGCAATCTATGATAAATCTCCCGAGGCCAAAACCTAATCAACAACCATGATTGCTCGTAGACCGGAGTAATTGACCTACAGATATTCCAATACAATACAGCTATCGACCTTCTTACTGACATAACTGTCTTCCTCGTAACAATGATTACACTCGGTCCCTTCCCCGTTCCTGCAAGAACTTAAGAGCGCACTGCTCCGAACAGAAATCCCATTCCTGTTGACCAGAGTCGATAACAATCAACCATCCTACCCACACTCTCCCGACTGGTCTCATTGGCATCTGTTTACGCTGACTACATTGATCGCACATGCGCTCTACAATTTCACGTCGCATGATCTTTCCCCAGCTTGTGTGTAATTTCTAAATCAAACGGCAATTCCCGACACCGGAAGCCTGCCGCACCGGGGTGCCCTCCGCCGCCACACCGCTTGGCAATTGCTTCACAGTTAATCCCTTCCTTGTCTGAATACAGGCCCACGGTCCATACCTCCCCGTTCCAGTTGAATCCCATCATGCCGTCGTACTTTTTCGGGTCCCACACCGAATCGAAAAACTTGCTGCCCCGTCCGCCACGGTTAGCGGCGATCCAGCGAAGCCCTTCCCATTCCAGGGTGAAACAACCAGCACGGGCTCCGATCTCGTCTTCCCGAGACTGGTAGCGGAGGATGATTCTCCCCTTCTGCATCACCGGCAAGACATGACTAGGGCTCCGGACGTAGGAGAGCAAGCCAGACCATTTGCCCTCGCAATCTTCCCGTGGGTCCATGTCATGCAGACGCAAACCATACTGGAACGGCAAGACATCTTCATGATACCCGTGGTCCCACACGTCATATCGCCCAAGCAAACGCACCGCCCACGGTATCGGGGTAGAAGGAAAATAATACTCCCAGGCCAATTCACACCCTGCCTTATTGACGTCTAGTACGACCTGTGTCGGACAGTTAAATAACCCGTGGTTTCTCCATTCATCGATGGCTGACTTGTGATGATCGATCCATGTTATTTTACCTGCCACTGTAGATAGCCGTTTGAATTCCTCCCACGGCTGGATCGAGAAGTCAATCAGAGTGACGTGAGCCTCCTTGAATTCCTCCCACGGCAATTCCCATCCGTAGTTGGCCGGAATCAATTCGTACTTCTGGCCTATCCGCTCCATGTGCTTCGCGTAAATCGCACCGGAGCAGAATCCGTCCAAGTCAATTCCGTGGTACAGGCAGATGTTCTTCACTTCCCACTCCTTTTTCTATTTTGAACATTTCCTTTAATCGAACAACTCAAACAACACTGGAATCCGACGTTTCATTTCTTCATGTAGCGGTTCCATTATTTGCTGCATCTGTGGATGAGCCTTTTTGGAATCCCTCATCTTGAACACATGCCGCCACTCGGTCGGATTCGTTGTAATCACAATCTCCGTCTTCAAGTCGATCGGTAAGACTCCTCTGGCTTGTTGTGGTGTCCACCCCTCCTCCAACAATAGCTTGTAATTCGCTTCGCACTCCAACATTGCTGCCAGCCAGCGGACGCTCGCCCCGTCTTCCGTTTCCGGTTCTGGTTCTATTGCATTCTTGTACACCCCGGTCCTTTCCATAGGCAACGCTTTCCACTCGTGCGTCCCTGACTCAACTCCGCTAACCCATGGCGGTATGACAAACGTTACCCCTCCTCTATAATCGCAAAACCTTGTCGACTCTTGAGCGTACGATGCTATCCTATGCCGTACCAATTCGTGGGAAAATCCACGGTTCACTATGAACCTCACACTGATACTCCCACCGTGTTCCAACATGGCATAGTGGCCACGCTTAACCAACATCTCACAGAACGGAACGCAAGACACCTCCGTAATCCTATCCTCCGACTTGTAACAGACCCTAGCGATTCTTTCGATCCGACGTAATATCTCCATCCCATCATCTAACTCCATTATCTCAAAACTCGGCTTGACTAGTATCACCTTACCGATCCTCCTCAGCGGATTTCGATTCAACATCGATCACGTCTTTCTCAACAGACGGTTCGATTTCTACCTGCAACAAGCTCACTGCCTTCAACAGATCGTCATCCGACACCTTCCCTAAATCTACCCCCGGCAACTCAACACCAACATTGATCTGCGTATTGATCAGACTTTCCTTGCCCACCGGAACAAGCCCCTTCAACCGGGCTAACTCCTTCAAGCAATCTAACTGTACCCGCAGCATATTCGGATCACCTGCTTGGCCTGTTACTTCCCTCACCTGTTTCTCTACAATAACAAATCCTCTTCCTTCACACGAACCGCACCAATCTTCATCGCTGTCAAACCCTGATCCATTACACTCCTCACACTTCTCCTTCTCATACGCTATCCTCACCTTCTCCTTGTCTGTCCTTGACCTCTCGAATCCTACTACAGCTTTCTGGTAAACCTTAGTGACTCGCTCCTGTAACAGTTCGGCTTCGTAAAGTCCATCCTCCTTGTACTGTTGACGAAGATCATTCATTATCTTCTTTACGTCTTGCGTCGCCATGGCTAGAGAAATCCCATGACGAATCGACAGCTCCGTCCGACTGGTTATTCCATTTAGAAAATCCGTACGTACTTTCCTCAACCGCTCCATCCTTTGCATTTCCTTACCGTCTGGCGGAGAACGTTTCATTTACTTCTTTATCCTAACCAACAGATTCTCCTCGGCTAGTATAGCAAACTCCTCCCCTTCGATCTCTACGAGACTGATGTCATACTTGTTATACAAAACAATCTCGCCAACTCGAACCTCTTCGGTGTCTCTTCCAACAGCTACGACCTCGCCCCGTCCTGGCATTTGCCTCGCCTGGTCCGGAATGACTATTCCTCCCTCAGACATTTCCTCAGCGGCTTCCGGTCTTACCAACACTTTATCGCTTACTGGCAATACGTACTTCTCAATTTCCATTAGAATCTTCCTTTCTGATTATACCTTCGAACTCCAAAGCCTCGAATATCTGATCGATGATTCCTTTGCCTACGTTGACCTGATCAATCAATTTCCTCTTAGCAGTACAATTCTCCTGCCGTACACACTCACAACACGCCTTCGTTTCTGCACACGAATAGAACAGTTCCAACACTGTATTTATTCCAACCTTCTCCAATATGTTCACAGTTCTAGTACTAAGATCCAATTCGCCTATCGGCATGGACAACACCTCCTCCGTGATCGAAACTTCTTTATATTTGCCCATCGCTGCCTACCTCAATAACCTTTCCGAGAACAAACTCAGGGTACGCCTGATGATCAACATTGATAATGAACTGGAAATCAAGTCTCTCGGACAATTCTTTCAGCATTCTCCTCAACCTTCGCCTGTACTCAATCCCACGTAAATTCTTGAACGGTTCGTCGAGAACTAACAACCTTCGTCGTTCAGGCCTCGCCAACAACACACATGATAGCCTCAGTCCAAACGAAACTACATCTACTACACCTCCTCCTACCTCATTCAACAAATCGTCGTACTCCTGTCCCTCCTTCGTCAAAACAAACCTGGCTGACGACCTTCCCCTCTTCTTCTCGAATATCAAGTCGAATCGGTATTCCGATCCAAATACAGCCTGCAAACACCGAGTTACCAAATTCGCCACCTGTCTATGTACCTGAGCTTGTATTCCTTCTGCAATCGTCAAAACGATGTCTTTCGCCTCACTAACATTCTCTGCCTTCGTCTTTGCTTGAGAAAGATCCAACTTGCCAGCCTCCAACTGCTTGACAATCAATGATTTCATAGACTTCAACTCATCTGTTTTCTTCCGTACCTCAATCAAATCCATCTAACTTATCTCCCCACTTCTGATCAAACTCTTCCCAAGCTTCATCCAAATCCTCCTTTAGCTCCTCTTCCTCTTTCTTCAACTCCCCGAGCAATTCCTTGGCTTCCTTCAATGACTTACATCCAAACTCCTTCGCTATTGTGTTTCTAACAGCTTTCAGTTCTCCACTAGCCTTATCCCTCTCTGACCGCAAACACTCCACCTTCTTCTTTAACTGTTCGAACTGAGCTACAGTAATGTCCATTACTTGACTCCCTCTAATGCCCTATACACACATCGGCTAACTTCCTGACTCACATTCAATTCCCTCATCGCCCTTTCGACAGCAGTCCTGAACGACAAGGTATCCGTCGTGATCCCCTCAACACCTTCAACAAACCCCTCCAGCAGTCTCACCGACTCCTCACTCAACCCTTCCTCTCCTTTCGTCCTTGTCTCAATCCATCTATCTTTAGACGTGTCCAACTTGATCCGTTCAACATGTCCATTGTCATACAAAACCCACACGCTCGGATCGATCTCCGCTTCGTTTATACTTTGCGGAATCAAACATCCGCAATTCACAATCCGACACCTTCCGACCTTTGCGGTAAACGGCTTGTGATTATCACCAAACACTGCAAAGTCATACCCCTCAAGTGCTTCCTTCCATCCGCCTATATGCTTTTCACTCGGCGCTCCTACAAACCCATACCCCTTCCTCCAAACCAACGAATGTATCAAAGCTATCTTCACATCCGTCCTTGCTGAAGGCCTTTCAACTACTCGTCCCCACGGAAACGACCAAACCTTAGCTGCAGATGACAGATTTGTCACATGATCAGACCCCCAAAACTTTCCGCAGTACGACAGCGTAGCAAATGCAGTCCGATTCAATCCTTCATACTCGTGATATGGTAAATCATGCTGTCCTGTAATTGACAACATCTTTGGGAGATTCTTTACAGCGAAATTGATCAACTCCGGTGGCGGGTTCCATTTATCGAAAACGTCGCCTGCGCACAAAACCGGCAATTCCCTTTCAACTACTATCCTCCTAACCTGATCCAACGTCCTTGCCATTGCCTCATACCAACTAGGTTCTGTCGTTCTCGCAATCGGACAACTATGCCGCAGATGAACATCCGACAAGCACAAACACAAAGGTCTAGCCATCCCTCAGCTCTCCTTATGTCTGATTTCATTTCCACACAACGGACAAATCCCTTCCAATCTTCCTAATTCCTCTACCGACTCATCCAACCTCTTACTGTGTTTCATTACTTCTTCTTGACGACGAGACATCATCTTGACCAACTCAACTAACCGTTCCGCTGACTTTTCCTTACCTCGCTTCTTCTTTACCATTCCCTCAAGCTTGTCCAAATCCGGCAGTTCAATAGTGGAGTTATCAGATAACTCAACAGTTCTTCTTATCAACTCCTCAAGCTGTCCACACCTTTGCTGGACCTCCCGATAAGATTCTGCCCTGGACTCCAATAACCGCGATGCTAGCCACACTTTTTTCGCTAGCTCTTGTCTCTCTTGGAGCGATAGCCACAATTCGATCCCGGAGGATAAACCCCCAGCTAGCCTCTGTTTTTCTTGCCACTGATCTGACAAAACTTCAAGCCTCCTCAATCCCTTATCTACACTCGACACAAAGTCTAACTCCTTCAAAGCCTCTGTCCGTTCACTTACGACCTTCTCACACTGTCTAACATCGACTTGTGCTTGTCGATGATCAACTGACAACCTCTCAACTACTAAATCAATAGACTCCAAATCAACGATTTCGTTTAGCCGATGAGTCACCTCACTTCCTGTCAAACTCAACCAAAACGGGGCTTCGTGCTGTCCTTGAAAATTCGTCTCATCCATGGATAAGACCGACGATACTGTTTCAGGAACATCAGTCCCTATTGCCTTACACTTCTGTTCCTGCCCATTAGTTACTACTCCGTACGAATTCTCCTTTCCTTTGTGCCTAGTTACCTTTGAATCGTCCAACCAAACAGAAACAGTCACCTCCTTACTTCCCATCCTAACAAACCCACTACCCCTCGGACGATTTGTTGCTACCCACTTCAATGCTCTCATTATCGTCGACTTACCACTGTCCGACGGTCCTATGATAGCAGTTATCATAGGATCGAACTGCAACCGTCGATCCTCGTAACACTGAAAATTCCGAATCTGCATCCTTGTCAACTTCACAATAGCTTTCCTGTTATCTTGACCTCACACGAATTCCTATCACCCATGGCCTTTGGGATCGCCACATACTCCGATCCGGATTCTACAATCCAATCCGTCACTTCCTCTCTACCTTCCATATCGCCAATTCCTTTGTTAGCTATTTCATTGAACCTGTCAAGACACAACTCTGCATCTCCCACCTATTCAAATGACCTATCAACTCTACACACCATTTTACTTCTCTTCGACGTCCCAATCTAAGCTTTCGAACACTATCCGCACCCAGCATGGCTTTCAATTCCTCCCTTTCCAATTCAACAACTCCCCCAAGTATCTCTACTTCGAACAATCCTTGTGGCTTTCTTTTGACTGTTCCTTTGCAATTAAACACACGTCTCACCATGACTATTCTCCTTTACCATTCTGAATCGCCATTGATGTCTTTCCACGACAAGTCCAACAACCACAAAGCATCAGCTTGATTATCGTCTTCGATTTCCTCATCAGGCCAACGCTTCCTGGCACTCTTGACCATTGCTTCCTTGTCTCGTGATCCTTTTCCTTTTCCTTTGCCAACGGCATGATTCTTGATTTCTTCCAAATTGTACCCCTTATACTCAATCCCTTCTTTCTGTTCCACTATATACTCAATAATAGCTTGCATCTTAGTCTGCAACTTAACTGCTGAAAAACTGGCCCTAGGTCCGTGCCCAGCACTAACTGATTCGAAGACCACTACATCCACTAACGGAATCATCTCCATCAACTTCGACTCGAATCGTACTAGTCGCATCCCGCTTGACTCGTCTTTCTTCACCGTAAAGTCCCAAACGCCGGACAGGATGTCCGGTCCTTCCCCCTTGTAGGCCCAACCGGTCCGTGTGGCAAAATCAATAGCAAGTATTCGTTTCATCGTATCTTACCTACAAGACTTCCCATTCCTAAACACTCCATGACCCAATCCCACTTTTCCTTGTTTAACTCATCCTCACTCAACTCAACTGAATCTGATCCCACCATGGGCAAAACAGTCAGTTTCAAATTCCTGTCTACTACATCAGTACCTAATGCAATCGCCTTGGCCTTCGCTGACTCCTTCTTCAACTCTCCCTTCAAAAACTTAACCGCAGTCTTCTCCCCGATTCCTTTGATGCCTGGAATCCCATCCGATTTGCAGCCAGCAAGTGCTTTTACAAATGCCCAACGTTCCGGTTCAACTCCCCACTCCTTAACAAACGACTCAGCGGTTTTTACCTTCTTCTTCACTGGATTCCAAACAACAACTCGATCGTTCAAACACTGCCACAAATCCTGATCCGTACTAACAACTACCGCCTCATCATCTGTACTCGTTACTAGTCTTACACAAATACTCGCGATCAGATCATCTGCCTCAAATCCTTTCTGGTAGAACACGTTTTGAAACCCAGCATCCGGTAAGTAAACAGTCCGTAGGTTCTTCAACTGTGTTCTCAAATCCTGCCTGACGATCTGCTCCTCCGTACTCAACTCTTCCCTTGCTTTTCGTCTGCCTTGCTTATACTCAGGGTATACCTTCAACCTCTCATCGTAACCTCCATCGAAACAAAACGCTACATATCTCGTCGAGAACAACTCCTGCAACGAGATAACATCCCTGAACACTCCGTACAACACTCCTGTAGCCATTCCCCCGTGACTAAGTCCTCCCGTCGTGTACATAGCCCGATAAGCTAAGTTACTGACATCTAACACTAGCCAAGTCCTCACTTGTACCTCCTCTCCCTTTCCACTACACAAGCTTTCTCGACAGCATTCCACGTGCCTTGCACTAACTCTTCGACGTCCTCAATCATGCCTTGCTGCTCAATTCGTTTGATCACAGACTCCCGACGTCCTGTAAATTCCGGTCCTATGCCGCTGACACTTATTATCCCGTTCTTCGTCCTCTTCCAGGTTCCTTCCTCGACAAGATAGTCCACCATACTTCCCGTATTATCAATCCCGTACGAATGCAATATAGGAATCTGAGCTTCCCGCATCCGTCCAGTAAACCGATTCTTCTTGACCTTGACCTTACTGATAATACCCAACTCCCGTTTCTTTCCTTTAACCTCCTTCGTAATGTGTCCTCCAACCGAAGCCCACAACTCAACATGGGCATAGAACTCCATTGCCCTACCGCCGCTCCTAGTCTTCTTCGGCTCGAACAATCCTCCGCCTACGTTATCCCGCGTCTGATTCAAAATGATCAGAATGGAATCCGTCCGCTCCAACTCACCAACTACCTTCCGCAAATTCCTAGATGAAATCTTAGCCTTACCATCTCCATAATCACCCTTCTCCTCCCCCGACTTGCCTCGCCGACTTGCCCTCTTGTGTGCGTCAAACTTCTTCTCCTCCGGCATGGAAGTCAACGCATCGATACTATCCTCAACGAAAATGAACGGACGTCCATCCTCAATTGCATCATCTAGATGGTAGTACATATCCTCCAACGTCCGTGAGAATATCGGCTCGCCTTCTTCGGTGTACGACGGTGCTTCTAATCTTTCGACTACGGCCTTCCCGAAGTAGAACTCCAAATCCATTAAAGCGCCATTCTCTGAGTTATCATAAATCAACCGATGGCGTTGAAACCGCTTGCTGAGACACGCCTCGGCAAAACAAGCATGTGATAGCCATGTCTTGCCGGATGACGTGTCTCCTACAAAAAGAACGTACGTACCAGCTCCGAATCCTTTCCTCACATCTCCGGTTATCGCCAAGTTCAACATCGTACTTCCGGTGTGCAAATATGCATCTTCTTTTGGAGTTTGACGTCTTCCACTAAGCAACTGGCGTTTCAACTCTTCGCTTCGCTTGATCATTCTAATCCTCGTCCTGATAGGCCTCCACAAAACAAGCCTCGCAGGCGGGCAGCTGATACGGGACTATGCCAACCTGCCTGCATTTGCCCTCCTCGATTGGCTTCCCACATCCACAACATTTGAACCTTCCGTCCGGAAAAACATACTCATGGGACATCTCATCTTCCCAAGCTTCCAAACGTTCGACTGGGTCTGGCAAACACATCATCTAATCCCAATCGTCAAAATCGTCAACACTGGAATCTCCTGAATCCGTCTCGCCTTCGTCCCACTCATCATCTTCCTTACTAGTCTTCCCTCCATCGTCATCAGAACCATCACCGGCTTGACTTTGCGTACCCGACCCCTTGCACGGCCGGCATTTAGCTCCCTTCGAATCCTTGCCAAACCCCCGACACGCCTTGCACGGGTTGTTTGGGACGTTCCTCAATTCATCAATATCAACGACGTGCGTATCATCATCGTCGTCTGTTACCTTAGCTTTTGTCTTGCTAGGGTTGTACTTGACAAAAGTCACCACCCCCATATCCTCATGGACAACTTCCGTTCCTTCTTCAAATTCAGTCTCGCTACTTTCAGTCTTCTTGGCCTCACTCCTCCTTGTCTTTCCCTTCTTTGAATCCTCTTCTTTGACCGGGTCCTTGGCCATTTCCTCTTCTTTCTCTGAATCGTCAATCTGTAGGAAAACGGACTTGATCTTATCATACGACTCAATCTTGACCATATCATCAAGATCGTACACTTCGTCGAGTATCGACTTATCGTAATTCTTCGTACGTTTCTTGAACCCGATAGCCGAGGCATTATAGAACGTTCGTCCTCCTCCCATCGCCTTCTCTTCAAAAGCAACCTTCAACGTCAATCCGTCTTCCAAATCTGGAAAGTACTCAGTCTCCTCATCTGGATCGGCATTCCGTACCTCAGCATCCAACCTCTTCCCAAAAGTATGAAAACTGTAATCCCACAACTGGATACCTTCTTCGCGATCTTCAACGTCAATGACGTTGAACAACTGCCTTTCCTTTGGAGCCAACGCCTTGATCTCTTCCTCATCAGAATCTGGATCCTTCGCCAGTCGAGCTCGATACTCGCATATCGGGCATGGCTTTCCGGCGCTCTTCGCAGGACACACATACCATTGATCATTCGGTCCGATGTTTCGATGGACATAATACGTTCGCTCAAAATGCCAGTCGCCTTTCTCGGCTTCTGGATTGTCATCACCTTTCACTACATACGGAATCAAATCAATCCGACGGGTCCCTTCCCGATCGACCTTGAACATTTTGACATCACTGTCTATGTTCAACGTATTAGACGAAAATCCTACCTGGTGTCCTTCCGCCCTCTTCCTCGCCGAAACTCTCTTTTTACGTGCCATTACGTTTCTCCTGATATCTTGAACTTAATCCCGACTACGTTGTCGGGGCTTTCGTCTCGTAGCCTTCCTCTCTACTGCTTCTACATCCTCCTTGTCTGAATTTTTTGCCCTTGGCTCACTGTAATAACTGGCTAACCACAAATCAACCAACTTACCTAACGCTGCTCTCCGATGATCCAATGCAGCCGTCATTGAGTTCGCTAAGTCCAACTGATACCGTGCATCGATCACTTCCTGACTTGCCTCTCCATATTTCGACTGTCGTACAATCGTATTACTGATCGAACCTTCAGTAACCCTTGCCAAGCCAAACTTATCCGGATCCTCCCTGATCTCCTTATCTACCTCGGATTTTACTACGTCTAATCTCACTTTGGCCTCATCCAACTCACGTCGTGCGTCAGCAGCAATCCTCGCATACTTTCCATACAACGCTGACTGATTGATCCACTCCTGCTCCAAATTATACTCGTCGATCTCAAGGTCAGTTTTCTTGATCACTGCTGCCATTCTGCCTCCTCCTCCTCAATTCTCTTCCGAACGAACCGTCTTAGTTTATTATAAACCTCAGACGGTTCTTCTTCTTCTTCGCACGTTGACTCAACACTGACGTCCACCCTTACTAATTCAAACTGTGCAATCGGTATCGTCCGCCCGAACGCATACCTCACTTTCGTATCCTTAACCATACTTCTTCCCTCCCACGACAGCATGACAGGACGCTACCAAACCAGCCCTCCCAGTGTCGTAAAACGGGTCTGAAAAACAATCTATGACGAAACATGCGTGACTTGTATTCTTACCTCCTTTCAATGCTACCGATGTCATATACGACAACACCAATCGTCGAATGCCTTCGGCATTCTCTTCCAACGCTTCTATGCCTGACAAAATCTTTGCTACTTCACTCCATCCTTTCCGTCCCATCAAAGCTCTAGCGACTTCGATTGCATCCTTCTTTGGTTCCGTTCTCGATAACACGTCGAGCTGGTCGTTTACTGGTACATTGATCACCTGAGCCAACATCACCAACGCTTTCCTAGCACTGCCCTCAGCAAGATCGGCAATCTTGTCCGAAACGTCCTCCCCCAATACTTTCCCCTCTTCATGTGCTACACGATTGATAAGCTTCTTCAAATCACTCAGACCAATCGACTTCAAATCAACGATCGTTGCCCTAGTCTTAATCGTCACCCTTAGCTTGTGAGGATCGGTCGTACAGAACATAAAGTACACCCAATCAGGAGTATCCTCCAACAACTTCAAAAACGCTCCCTGGGCATCGCTAGTTAACTTGTGTGCCTCGTCACACAACCACACACGACAACCTCCTCCCATAGGCCTCATTCCCCATCGTTCCTCAATACGTCGAACCATATCAATTCCACGTTGACTAGCAGCATTCACTTCGATAAAGTTGCTTCCTGTACATTTCAACTTACTGACAAGGATCCTAGCCAATGTAGTCTTGCCTACACCAGACGGTCCCGTAAACAACAAGAAGTGCGGAATGCCATCGCCTTTCCACATCGACCCCAATGACTTGACCGCTTCGACCTGTCCTACAATTTCCTTGATATTACACGGTCTGTGTCTCCTGTACAATTCGACAGCGTTCTCCTCACTCATACCAATATCTCCTCCTTCTCAAACCAATTCGTTCTCGCTAACTCAAACTCCACCTCCAGCGGAGTTACAACCCAATCCCAATGATCCCGTACATCCTGAGTCATTACCTGCTTCGCCTTGGCTATCCAATCGTCCAACTCAGACTCATGCACATCGGCCACTATGCTATCGTGAATCTGCCCTATGATCCTAGTCCTTGCTTTTGTTTTTATCTGCCACTTCACCATCTGAATCAACGACCACAACAACAGATGAAACGCAGATCCTTGTATCGGTGTATTGTACAAATTATTACGCTTGTATACACCTTGACAAACAAATCCCGTCATCAACTTGAACCAACCCCTCTCTTGGTACTTCTTCCACCACTTCTCCTTCCGATCTGACCACTCACTGAATCGTCCATGGAACGATTCCTCCACTTCCTTAATATGCTTTTCGAATGTTCCTTCCACTGGACTTTCATTCGGATCGCACACACCTCTACTTCTGATCCCTTTCTCCTCGAGATACTTGTACAAACCCATTTTCCCGTCGGCTGTCTCCAGCCCCGCATTCTCAATACTTGCCCATAAATTCTTCGCACAGTTGACGTAATACGATCCATACAACTGTGGGAACACAAACTGATTCTTGGCATAGAACCTAGCCAACTTCGTAACTTCTTCCATGAGGTAACATTCACCTGCCATGTCCCGATGTATATCTAGCGTCGGGTCTGACGCATACGCAATCATTGACGAATCCTTCCAAAAACATGCAGCCACTCGAAACTCCAATGCTCCGAAATCTACCTCCACCAACACATGGCCATCCCTCGGGATGAAACATTTCCTTATCAACCTTCCGATCTCTTCATCCCTGATCGGAATGTTCTGGAAATTCGGCGAATCGCAACTAGACCGATACGTCCTGGCCAAATGCAAATTGAACGACGGATGCAAGTACCCCTCACAAACCTCACGCTGTACTCCTTTCAGATATGTTGTCTGCAGTTTCTTCTTCTTCTCCAACTCTACGTATGTCTCAATAAACGGGTGATCGATTTCCTCTAACACTGCTGCGTCCATCTTCTCACGTCCCTCCTTGGTCTTCTTGGTTGACTTGAAACCTAGCTCCCGAAACAATACTTCTCCCAACTGATAACGACTTCCTAAATGCGTTTTACTTCCCCATCTCCGTTTCCACATTGCCCACACCTCCGTCGCCTTCAGTTCCTCAGTCATAAACTCGATGTCAGCTTTGACCTCTTGTATTGTCTTCTCCAGTCGATCCGTGTCTATTCTCATACCTGAATACTCTACTTCAGCTAGCGCTAACGACCCTTCATGAACTAGCTGATAAGCATCCTTAGTTACAGGTCTCATACTAAACCTTTCGAGTTAGACCCTATCCTTCCTCATCTTCCTTCTGTATCCTAGACGATCGTAAATACCTCCTAAGTTCGTCGACGAACTTTTGATCGGCGTACCATTCTAACATATCCAATGGCACTTGATCTACCGGTTGACCTTTGAACCTTCCAAACGGTATTGGCTGCTTCCCGAATCGCCTCGACTCCGCTACTGTCATCCTGCTTGACTTTTCCTTTGTCTTGGTCTCACACATCTTTCGATTCTGAAACTTCTTATACAAAACCTCCCAGACATGCTTCCCCAAAATCTCCTCTTCGCTCTCTACCAACGAATAAATCTCCTCAGCCGTTTCTCGTGCCCTGATTCGTCTTTCTACTTCTTCTTCTTTGATCTCATACTCACCACACATTGGCCAACTCTTTCTTCTGGACTTCAGCTACTCGATACTCCACTAGAGAATCTAAACCGTTATATAACAACAACTCCCTCAACGGAATCTCACCGATTCTATTCCTTCCGTTCCCTCCTTTTGCAGATAAATATGGCCCTATCCGCTCATCCCAAGACGGAAACCCTAACCTCACATAAGCCTGAAACTTCGCAGACGTTATGCCTTGCCGATTATCCAACACATGTGCTGCTTGCATACAATCATGATCCCAACTTCTAACTCCGTATCCAAACTCGGCTTTCGTCCACCGCTCCTCAAACTTAATGTTCGATCCTATCTTCCTCACTTCGGACCTCAACAAACTCCCTGTGGCCTCTCTTGCAGGTGACTCCCACGGATATGCTATCGTCCGACGACCGTCGAAACATATTGAACAACTCACAATCCGTGCATCCTTCCCATCCGGCTTCAATCTATCTGTTTCGTAGTCGAACGCAATCTGTTTACTTCGGTTTCCTTCCAATTGAATGATCTCCGATGCTGTCTCAGGACACTCGTATATCTCCACTTCCTTCTTCCAATCTGGAACCTCCTCCCATGGACTCCCAACGAGATCAAACGCTTCCTTCAAATGACGCAAAAAAATTACAGAGACAACTTTATTCTTCTTCTCCTCCCTCATTATGTACGACGAATGCCAGGTCGGACATACCCAAGCATTCAGTCGTTGTGACGGTATACGCCACCCGACCCAACGTCCTACTGGTCCTAGATCCCTCGACCAGTCTTCTGTTATCAATGACTTGACTGCCGACCCGCCTAGCAGAACGATCGTCTCCGGCTTCAACTCCTCAATCGTTCTGTCTAGGTTAGGCCGACAGCATTCGATGTATGTATCAACGATCTCGTTGCTTGGTGGTCTACATATTACAGCATTAGTCTTCCAACAATCTTCATCAAGATCCACTCCAATCTTGTCCAACTCGTCTCTGAACCGTTGGCCGGCTTTTCCTACCAATTGCACTCCTTCGTCATCTTCGATGCTGCCTGGCGCTTCAGCTACGACTAACACTTTTCTTCGTCCTTCTCCAGAGACCGGCATCTTAGGACTGCGACATTTTCTGTACAACCCACACTCCCCACACCTAGGTCGACGATTCTTGAATGGACTTTCCTTGAGCACCTCCTCACTGCTGAAAAACCCCTTCATCTATCAATCCTCCATTTCAGCTGTACATGTCACATACACCCACTCGTCTGTCTTGACTTGAATCCGTCCCGGTGCGATTATACACTCATTAGTCCGCATAACCACATCCTGCAACAATTCAGGATTAATCCTAAATCCAACCCGATCCCCATCGTAACTAACAGCCCTCGTCTCCTCATAGTACCCCATCGGCCCTTTTCCCGTTATCCGCAATCCTCCTTTCTTCAATTCTACAATCACTTCATCTCTCTGCAAATCCTCGTTACTGAACACACAGCACTTCTCTACTGCTTCCTTCATTCCATCTGGTAACTCCATCTGCGATCCGTTGACTTCTAAATGCTTTCCTACATCAGGATACTTACCCATGTACCTCCTGCACGAAATCGTACAGCCAGACTTGGCTTGGAAGTGTACCCAATCCTCGGTGGTGCTAATCTTACTAAACTCAAACCGAGATAGCATCTTGGCACAAGTCGCCCTGATCAACACATCCTCATCTACCCGAGTCTTTATCCTATATCGACAAACCCGATAATCATCAGATGCTTCGATCCATTCTGGGCCGATATGGATACAAGTCAAGAAAAACTTGGTCTGATCGTCGCTAGCACACGACGCAGTAAAACTGATCGCATCGTCAAATCCTGATGACAGTATCCGCCACTTCCCGGGTGCCTCTACTTCGCTGACCGGAAGTTCTACCTTGGACATGAACTGCACAACAGCTTTCCTTTTAACCTTAGCCTCCTTCTCAAGTCGTCTGATGACTAATCCCTCATCGGTCTGTTCAATCTCAACTTCCTTACCTGGGATCTTCTTCAAGATCTTCAACAGCGGTTCCGCAGGGACAGCCCCGGCAATTCCTAATCCTACAGGTGCAACGCAGGCTACTTCCTCGTTGTACGTGAAAACTTTCCCGTCCTGAAAAACAAAGCAGTCGGACTGTTCCAACATTTCCTGACGAGCCAATCCAGGACTGACCGACTCAAGCTGTTCTATAAATTCTTTCTTCCTGACCTTCATACTTCCCTCCGTTCGGTCTTTTGCTTGATTGCATCGAACACTTCCTGCCTATGTACAGGCACTTCCTTGGGAGCTTCGATTCCAATTCTTACCTTGTCTCCCCGAATTTCGACGACTTGTAAAATAACATCATCGCCGATCATTATTTTCTCACCTTTCAGTCTGCTCAACACTAACATTATCCCTCTCCTTTCGTCTTTTGAACAATTCCCTCATACGTTCCGTTGGTTCTCCATCTTTGGCCAAATACCAATACGACGGCATCAAATCCAAATGCTTCCCGACAACGACATCCGGTGACTTTGTCTTACTATTACATCCCGAAAAATACAACCTCATGCCAACCTATCTCCATTCGCTTCGAACCTTGGCGGATTATCGGTCAAATAATTCGTCAACTCTTCAAAAAACCTAATGTTATTCCTACACCTCTCCCGATAATCATTTATCACTCCTCCACTGTCCGCATCATCTAACTTACCTGGTTTCACTCCTGCTATCTCAAACCATTCCTCCACTGTCCTCAGCCTACTCCGATCAGTCTTTGTTTTCGATCCTACTAACCACGAATAATGGGTCTTCCCTGCGGATTTCGACTTGACCTTTGGTTCAACACTTCTGTCTCCGCATAATAATTCTGATTTCGTATCCTTCCGCATCGATGGTGATTCGTCACTAATGCTTACTACGTAAGGCTGATACCTAGGTAATCTGAAATCGAAAGAAAACTTCCCTTGCCGTTTCGGGGGTACATACACCTTGCCATACCCAGCCATCTTGGCCCAAGACGAACTGTCAACAGAATGCCACGGATATCTGGAAATCAAAGCAAATGACGTCATGGCAAACCCATGTGTCTTCACTTTAGGCTTTCCATTCTCACATAACATTCCGAACACCCTATCGCCCCACTTGGGATACACCCTCCAATTCGCCTCCTGGCCTACTCCTCCTATCCCAAGATAATCATACCCCTCCTTCAAATACCGTACCAACCACTTCTCATCAGTTCCCCAATGGATGACAGGTACAGGATTCAACTTGTACTTATCCTCCATATACTTCTGAACCTTCCATGACATGTCGGGATTGAAAATAACGTCTACGGTCACGTAGTAATCCAACTCATCCTTGTGTTTCAGCAAAAACTCGCAATACGTATCAACATAATCCCAAAACTCCTCTGTCCGGTAATACTCAAACTGGTCTAATCTATTCTCGCTGCCTACTGCAAGCCTCTTTCCTTTCTTCATTACCCGTTCCGTGTACAGAGTATGAGCACCGGAATCCAAAAACGTCTTCCCTACGTTACATTGGCTCATCATACCAACCTTCCACTAGCCCCATTACAGCCAACTGCCTCTTCCACGTCAAGTCAAACCTATTATGGATCCAAGCTCTATTCTGTATCGCATCCCTAGTCCATAGATCATCTCGATCCAATGCACAGCAAACTTTCCTAGTGCAATCTTCCACATCCTGACGTTCGTACAAAAACCTCCGATCCCTCCGAAACGTTAACGGAAACGATCTGAAATATGGATACAACGGATATGCACCAGCCACAGAAGCCTCCAACAACGTAAACGCTACAAAATCCTGCAAGGCCGTGTTGATCTGTACCCTTGCTGTACACAACTCCGAATAGTACTCCTCCTTAGTACAATTCGTATGTACCTGCAACTGTCCCTTATGCACTTCCACTGCCTCATCCAACTTCTCTACTAATGCCAAATCATTGGACCTCACTTTCTTTGATCCTGTACACACTACAAACTTTGTATCGGGCCTTTGTTCCAAAACCTTGGAAACAACCTTGAGAAAGAACAACGGATCTTTTTCCGTATCCCAACGGCTACTATACACAACCTTCTGAAGTCGTTCCATTTCCCATGCCCCTTCCCGCCATGGCATTCGTTCGTTGACCTCCTCAGTACAGAACGGAAGCCCTACAACGAACACTTTGGATTCCTGGGCAATCCCTCCTTGGACAACCAACTCTTTTAGCAAGGGATGTCCTACAAAAATGCCATCATAGATCTTACCATACCCCTGCTCGATGGGTCGTATCCAATACTTCATCCCTGCCGTAAAATCAAATTCGTCAACTGACTGTGCCCACAACATTGAGTACATCTTAGGATATACTCCAATCTGATCAAACAGATAAGGTAACGCCTCGACACCTGGTGTCCAAAAGTCCTCAAAATAGATACAATCCTCACTCTTGATCTCGCCCCTATCCGTCAGTTCCAACAACTGCTCGACTTGGGAAAAACTCCACCGTGATCTTCCCACTGCATCAAGTACAACTCCCTTCTCTATTCCTACTTTCCCATCCCTCACTCCTCCGATCCGTCGGTATTCGATCAACTGCCAAGTATACCTCTCCTTGTACGGTTCTAATGGCACATAATACAACATATCATTACTCCACATCTACGTCCACATAGAAATCGGTCCTGTACAACGAATCGTTTTTCATAGTTCTATATTCCCTATCGCTTGATTCCTCGATCCATATGATTTCTGTCTCAGTCTCCTCCTTCCTAAATCGCTGCCCATTCACTGTAATACTGCTCTCGTCTTCTATAGTCAAAACATAGCCGTGACATGCAGCCTGGCCCAAAATCCTTTTAATTGTCGCCAGAGTATCCATTCTCAACTTCCGATCATTTCCTGCTCCGTAATAGACAGCCTCTACCCTCAATCTCACACGATCGAACAGCTTACGAAATACATCAGGACTCGCACACCCAGGAACAAACAAAGTCCATAACCCCGATCTCGGACCTTCCGCTTCTCGCCCTATGAAACACTTGCCTTTTTTCTCCCATGCTGGCAATCTATCCTGATCCCTCGTTACCTTCGCTCCATTCTCCCCGTCCTCACTCACTTCAACCCAATCAGCAGTCAACGCCTCTAAAACACAATGCCCTATATCTTCGCACGAATAGTCAAAACGTGCTCCTTCAAACTTCGACCGAATGAACCTTCTTAGTCTAGACTTGAACTGGAAAAACTCCACCTCCCTATCACCATGTCCCACTCCCACTCCCACTTTGACATGGAATACATGGCGATGCCAGCCCCTCAAAAACGAAACCGCTTCGGGGGCTTCCTTCCACCGATGATGTCCAACAAACTGATCCGTGACCCAAACTTCGATCATAATTCACTCCAATCCAATTAGAAACATTATCCATTATCAGCTTTAGCTCCTTATCACCGAAAAGAACTCCTGCCTCGTTAAGCCAGACTCTTGAAACACCCCTGTAAGACTTGACGTCACCATTCTACAATCTTGCTTCCTTACTCCCCTGCACACAATGCACAAATGCTGTGCTTCCAAAACACACGCCGATCCTTTTGGATTCAACAATTCATCCAATGCCTTGGTCACTTGCTGACACAACCTTTCCTGTATCTGCAGCCGTCTTGAAAAAACCTCCAGTACTCTCGCTAGCTTGCTCACTCCGATTACCTTCCCATCTGGTATATACCCTATGTGAGCCCTTCCAACAAACGGTAACATATGATGCTCACACATACTAACAAACTCGATGTCCCTGAGTAGTACCATCTCATCGCAAGCTCCGTCAGTAAACACCTTAACTACATCCTCAGCTGTCTTATTATAACCCTCAAACAATTCCTGGTACGACCGGACAACCCTCGCAGGGGTCTCCTTCAAGCCTTCCCGCTCCGGATCTTCCCCTATGTACTGAAGCAGTCTCCTGACATTGTCTTCCGGTCCCGCTTGACTCTTCATCCGATCCCACGGAAACGACACCCATTCATTGATAGATTCCTTTTGCTTATCCACCAACACGAAGAACGGACGATCCGGATGACGTTGCTTAGTCCTTCCACTGTCCAACACATCATCTACCACAACATGGGCCTTCGCCAAATCATCTACAATTTCAAGCCGTGGTCCCTCCTGACTCCATCTCTTCTCATTCTGCTTCGCGATCGCAACAGCCTGAGCAGCGTATACTCCCGCTTTCGGCACTGGATATAAGAACAACGTTGAAGTCGGCAAAAACGGGACAATGTCTCGATGAAAAATCTCCCCCAACAGAGCGTTGGCTCTTTCGTCTACATCAGTCCAAGACAGCTTCATATTTCTTCTCCATTTAAGTTACAACTCCTCGTCATTCCCTCTTTATCTCCTATCGAGACCCGGACTTAGACCAAGATCGAGACCAAAACCGAGACCCGGACAGAGACCCAGACCAAGACCAAAACTGAGACTGAGACCAAGACCGAGACCGAGACTGAGACTGAGACTGAGAACAAGAACTAGACCGAGACCAAGACCAAGACCGATACCGAGACTGCCACCGAACAAGAGGCAATAAACTACAGAAAGATCTACACTGTCGAAATTCTGGTAAAAATCTCATCTGACTCATTCCAATCCAACCACTTTATGTAACTGCACACCTAGCCGATACCCCATCACCATTGATGCGGCAACGCATAAATCCAGATTGGCCGCGTTCCTATCCTCATCTCCTTCGTCCATCGGCTGTACGAATAGCTCACCTCGATGCTCTCTCGGCGGTCGGTACACATTCAGCGGGATATAATCCCGATCCACACCCTCCTTGATCGACAACACATACTTCCAAACGATTCGGCCCCAAAATTCACAATCCCATTCCATCTCGGTCTGCAGGGGTGTCTTTGGGCTGCACACAATCGTCAAATCCATTGTGCTGGTCATTGGTCTTAGATCGGCTGCCCACTCACACAAATAAGTGCCGTTAGTCTCTATCTGGATCCTATAGCCCTCAGACCGGAGCCTACGAATCAGCGGCAACACATTCTGCATTAGCGGCTCCCCGCCCGTTAGCACTACCAACTTCCCCACTCCGCTGTGTCCACTTCGACGGTCCTTTATCCGTCTGGCAATCTCATCCAAATTCAATACAGCACTTAATGAATAATCAGTGTCGCACCAAGCGCATTTCAAATTACACCCAGCAAGACGAACAAACACGGACGGCGTTCCTACTAGTGGCCCTTCGCCTTGGATCGAGGGAAAGATTGAATGCACCGCTAATTCATCATCGTTGTACTTCATATCTCTAGCTTCCTCCTATCCTATCCTAGACCGATACCGATACCGAGACTGAGACCGAGACCAAGACCGAGACCGAGACCGAGACCTAGACCGAGACTGAGACCGGGATCCTTCAAATAAGTATCTCATCCTAATCTCCTATCGAGATCGAGACCGAGACCGAGACCCAGACCCAGACCAAGACCGAGACCGAGACTGAGACTGAGACCGAGACCAAGACCGAGACTGAGACCTAGACCGAGACCAAGACCAAAACCGAGACCAAGACCAAGACCCAGACCAAGACCCAGACCAAGACTGAGACCGAAACCGAGACTGAGACCTAGACCGAGACTGACACCGGGATCCTTCAAATAGGTATCTCATCCTTATCTCCTATCGAGACCGAGACCCAGACCAAGACCGAGACCGAGACCAAGACCGAGACCAAGACCAAGACCGAGACTGACACCGAGACCAAGACCTAGACCAAGACCAAAACCAAGACCGAGACTGACACCGAGACCAAGACCTAGACCGAGACCAAATTCTAGATCCAACAATGAGATACCTCATCCTAATCTCCTATCGAGACCGAGACCGAGATCGAGACCCAGACCCAGACCAAGACCGAGACCAAGACCGAGACTGAGACCAAGACCGAGACCGAGACCAAGACCGAGACCGAGACCGAGACCGAGACCAAGACCTAGACCGAGACCAAGACCAAGACCAAGACTGAGACCCAGACCAAGACCGAGACCAAGACTGAGACCTAGACCGAGACTGACACCGGGATCCTTCAAATAGGTATCTCATCCTAATCTCCTATCGAGACCCAGACCGAGACCAAGACCCAGACCAAGACCAAGACCAATTCCGAGACTGACACCGAGACCAAATTCTAGATCCAACAATGAGATACCTCATCCTTATCTCCTATCGAGACCGAGACTGAGACCCAGACCGAGACCAAGACCGAGACTGAGACCGAGACCAAAACCAAGACCAAGACCAAGACCTAGACCTAGACCAAGACCAAGACCAAGACTGAGACCCAGACCAAGACCGAGACCAAGACTGAGACCTAGACCTAGACCCAGACCTAGACCAAGACCAAATTCTAGATCCAACAATGAGATACCTCATCCTTATCTCCTATCGAGACCCAGACCCAGACCAAGACCGAGACTGAGACTGAGACCGAGACTGAGACCAAGACCGAGACTGAGACCAAGACCGAGACCAAGACCAAGACCGAGACCCAGACCCAGACCAAGACCGAGACCAAGACCGAGACCGAGACTGGGATCCTTCAAATAGGTATCTCATCCTTATCTCCTATCGAGACCGAGACCAAGACCGAGACCAAGACCGAGACCAAGACCGAGACCTAGACCGAGACCTAGACCGAGACCAAGACCAAGACCAAGACTGAGACCCAAACCAAGACCAAGACCAAGACCAAGACTGAGACCAAGACTGAGACCTAGACCGAGACTGAGACCTAGACCGAGACTGAGACCGAGACCAAGACCAAGACCAAGACCGAGACCGAGACCGAGACCTAGACCGAGACCAAGACCGAGACTGGCACCAAGACCGAGACCTAGACCAAAACCAAAACCGAGACTGAGACTGAGACCAGGATCCTTCAAATAGGTGTCTCATCCTAATCTCCTATCGAGACCAAAACCCAGACCGAGACCGAATACATCACTTCTGCGCTCTCGGCAGGTCATGATCCCATAGGGTCGCATCAGTGATACACCCCCGAGAAATGATGACATCGTTAACAAATGGCTCGACTTCATTGAAGTCACCAGTCCGCAGAGCATCGGAAAACCTCCCCGTGTCTGCAATCCAAGAGGTATCACTCAATACAATATCCGTATCCGTGATAGCTTTCACACGTCCGGTGTAATACATTGTCACCGTTCGGATTAGATAGCATTTCCCAATCTCAAATGAATGGGACATCCCTTCTCGCAACAGCGACTCTCCTTGCAATTCCCGAACCAGCATAACTACATCTTTCAATTCGATTGACATTTTCTACTCTCCTGTTTGTGGTTTACTCGTTAAGAAACACTAACAGCTTGAAACGCACAACTTGCTAGAAACTAACAATCCGTGTCTTGTCGCTCACTACCTTGATTCGATACAAAATGATACTCGGCCCAGCTATCCTCAGTCTCCTGAATACGCACCTTAGTAACGTCGCACCCGTCGGTTACTACCTGTGCCCCTACTAACAATTCATGTGCTTTCATGAACAACATCCAAGCCATATTCTCAGCGGTAGGCTTCAACGCACCGGTATTGAACAACTTGAACATCGCATCGATCGGCCCTGGTATCTCTCCAATCTTTATCAATTCTTCAATATCCGAATTCGTCAGCAAACACGCATGGTCCCAATGATCATCTATCCACTTGCCTACTGTCTCCGACAAAAGGACGAAATCAAGAACCATGCCCGCGTCCTCTAACGTTGATCTCGTCACGGTCACTTCGGCTACGTAGCTGTGACCATGGACCTTTTCGCACTTGCCATTGTAATCCGGCAACCGATGCGCTGCCTCAAACCGAAACCGCTTCGTTACTGTAAACACAGCTGTTCTCCTGTACCGAGTTGACTACTCCTTCGTGCCTATCAGCTCGATTCTTGATGTAGTTCCTTCTTTCGTTACCTTAGCATATCCGTGCTTTTTCCAATACCCGACATGTCCCGAAATCCGACTCCTCGACAACCCCGTCATCTCACACAACTCCTGAATTGTCTTCGGTCGACTCCTCGACAACCCCGTCATCTCACACAACTCCTGAATTGTCTTCGGTCCGTCGGCTTTTACCATTGCTACGTTGATAGCAGCAGCCTCAGTTCCGAGACGATTCCCGAACTCATCCACCTCCGCTGCTTTCTTGGCCTTCTTTGCTTTGGCCTTCTTTGCTTTGGCCTTCTTCTTTGACTTCTTAGTCTTGCCCTCAGCTTCGTCCTCGACAACGGGAGTTTCCTCCTTCTCGGGTTCGTCCTTCTCGGGTTCGTCCTTCTCTGGTTCGTCCTTCTCTGGTTCGTCTTCCAGAGGATCTTCAGGTACGGGAGTTTCCTCCTTGGACTTGACCAACTCGAACTGTCCTTTCGACTCTCGCAACGACTTCAACAACTTGTTCAATCGATCTCGTTCATCTTTGTCTTCAACAATGTCCTCGTCGAT